TGTCTATCCATAAATGACCTCCTCTTTTTCTGGTGTGGATGATAGTTCTGATCTTAGAGCTTCTACTTGTGCCTTTAACTCAGCTTCTTTTGCTTTGTATTCCAGCTTTAGTAATTCAAGCTCATTCTTAGTACTCATTTCCTGTTCTTTGGTTAATGTATCTATTACTTTTTCCTTCTCGTTTAACTCAAGTTTTAAAAGTTCAATTTGATATTTCTGGTCGGCAAGTTGTTGTTGTTCATTAACTTTTAATTCAGCTAAATACTTCTCTTGTTCCAGTTTTTCCTTATCAAGTTCGATGCTCATTTGAGTTTTGTAGCCATCAGCTTCAATATTTAAGTGAGCTAGCCGTTCTTTTGACTCTACTTCAAGTCTTCGCTGCTCAATATCGGCAATCTGAACCTGCAAAGCTGGGTCTATAGGTTGCTCCTGCTGCTGCTCGGGTAGCACTTCGGGAAGGAGTATTTTATCAATGTCCCCAACACCGAGCGCTTGATATACTTTTAAATATACCTCTCTCATGTTATGTAGTTCAGGGTTACTGCTAGCTAACTTTAAAATACTTTCTGCCTTGATTATTCGCTGCGTAGAAGATTCAACAGACGGATCAGATACGGGTATGACTTGCAAACTCTCTTTATCTAAAGGTAGAGACGGCAAATTGAACATTTTATAAAAAAGTTGTAGCTCGGCGCTAAAGCTACTATGGACTGTCCTCATTATTGCCGATTGCATCCGATTAGATACTTCAAGCAAAGCAATGGTAGTACCAACGGGCGTATTCTGATTATTTTCGGATAATCCCATCTCTGTGCTAGACGCTAATTCCTGTGTCTGAGCAGTTATCCGGTTAATATATTCAAGCAAAGCAGGAGACGGCCCATTATAAGGAAGCGGCATGATTGAATCCCGCAGCGACAAATTACCCGTTTCAACAGTTACAAATTGCCCAGGTAATATCGTTAAATCATTATTAGTAGTCTTTATTCCCTTGGACTTCATCCCTCCCGGGAAATTCTGGAAAATAGCTGCATCAATTGCCATTTGCTGCATGGAAGTTAAGCTCTTCGAATTAGAGCCAAGTATTTGAGCAAGTCCCAGGCCAAAAACATCAAATCCGGGGAATAAATTATAATGAATAAAGCAGTTAATCCTTGTTTTAGTCAGGTCATCTTCATCCCAGTTTGGCGCAAGTGATACGACCTGATTAGTAGTACCGCATCTGGTAATAACATATGGTAAAGGTATACTATAGTCCTCAGATGCATTGTTATTGTCAAAAAAATCATTCAAAACCAGATATTCGTGCGTCTCATAAAAAGGAAAACGGGAATTTGTCGGGTCTACCTGTTTTGGCTTCAAATCGTCCTTTGCTTCTTCGCCTTCGCTGCTACCTATACTATCTAAGTAATCAAGATCAACTTTTGAAAATATTCCACTCTGCATGTTAAAAAGGATTTCTCTTTTAGAGAGATACCTAATATGAGTTAGACGATTTGATTCGGTAATACTTGAGCAGTTATTATCAAATAAAAAGTCTTCAGGCATGATAAACCGGCTCAAGGGCTTACCTGTAATAGGATCGTAGTAGATTTTACGGAATACACATCCATAAAGAATCAAATATAATAAAAACCGATCGTAATCAGGATAAAAGCCTTTATCTTCAACTGTTAAATACTCGTTTAAGGCATCCCTAACCATCTCGCCTTTTAATTCATAGTCTTCACTCGCGTTTACATCAGTTCTAAATCCTACAGGGCCGGTAGCAGGAAGTAACTCAGAGCGAAGCGTTGCCCAGAGCCTGAGCACACTGCTTGAAAAGGTAGTATCGTAAGTCTTAACCTGCGCAGCGTTGCAGGTAGAAGAATTGGATTTAGATTTGACATTATTGGGGTCTTGTATTTCCTCAATTTTAAAGCCAAGTAGAGTTTTAGCTTTTTCAATTATATCAAGCCAGGGCGCGCGGTTTTTTGTATCTTTTTCTGTTACCTCTTCCAGGTAAGCAGCGATTTTATCTCTGATGCTTTCCGGTATATCATCCGCAAAATTACTATTAAAGGTAGCATCCGGAAGTGATAATTCTTCGCCCTTCTTATCTATACGTGATAAGATTTGATCTTCTAGGGAAATAAGTGCTTCTTCTTCCGGTAAAACCGGTTCATCTAAACTACCTGTTTCTTGTGGTAGGATTTGTTCTTCCATCGGTAATCTTTGAGCCAAATTCATAGATTCAGGCTCTAAATTCTCTAGCCTTGACAAATCAGGATTAGTCTTTCTTTTTTGCTTTCTTCTTGTTGCCATTAGTATAATTTCCTAAATTTAGTAATGGTTTCATCTTCTTTAACATCGCTTGTATGGATTAAAGCATCAAAGTCTCGGAGGTACAAAAGTACTTGTGTCATTGAGTCAACCAGATCTTTTGATTCCCCGTTTGGAAAAGTTATCACTGTTTCTAAAAACTCCTCGGCCATAGGGGTTAACCTTTCAGGGTTTTTCTCTTCAGTAGGTAAGTATACAAGCCCGCACTCAATAAACGGCGCTGCTCTCTGTACTCTTGCATTCTTATCGCCTTTTGGCATGTAGCCTATAGCAGGAATCCCTCCGAGCCTTAGATCACGTATTAATGGATCACCCGTTGCCTTTGCTTCTATTAAACAACAATCCACAGTTTTTTGAGCAGGCATTGGGTTTTTATGCTCGCCGGTATCTTTATAATCCTTGGCAAGGCGCTGCGCTCTATCTCGGAGGTCCGGGTAGCCTACACGATCACGCCAAACGGAGAGCAGCATTATCTTGAAAAACTCATCTTCGGATTTTTCGCCCCATACTCCCCAGGTGCTGCAAGCAGAATATGCAGCGCTCGGTTCATCAGAGATTGCCGTATCCCAGCTCTGCAATATGTAATCAAATTTAGGCTTAATCGGGCTACCCCAGAACTTAAACCATTTTTTCTTAAGTATTCCGCCGCCGATTGGGGCAGGTCTTTGCTGACATTGCCCTGCATAACCATAAGAGCCGAGTAATTTTTTTAACTCATTTATCTGCTTCTCGCCAAAGCGTAAGTCATTAAGCACCTCTCCTTCTTTGTTTCTTGGGTCTTCCCAAATAACCTGATCTATGCCAAGGGGAACAGTAATACACTTGCGGGCTTTCTCAAATTCTAGTGGCAAAACTAACTCTACCCAGTCATCCTCACTGTCATTCTTTCTGATATAACCGGTTAAATCGTTTTCGTGTGTTCTTTGCTGAACAACTATTCGGCAGTCATTAGCTGGGTTATTTGAACGGGTAGACATTCTCTGTGTCCACCAGTTAATTACGTTCTCTCTTTTGATTTCAGAGAGATCACCTGGGTCATTAGGGTCATCAATGATAATAATTGAACCGCCTTTACCGACGGTTTTAGATACCACGCTTGTTGATTGCCTATATCCCGTTTCGGTATTTTGAAAGAAGCTTTTTACGTTCTGGTCTTTTAGAAGAGGAAATCTATATCCCCAATTATCCTGATACCAGCTACTTTCGAGTAACGATCTATTCTTTTGTGCATGCTCAAGACTTAAGGAATTAACGCAGGATACAGTTAAAAACCGCTCACTAGGGTTATGTATCCATACCCATGCAGGAAAAGCTACCGATATTAAATTGGTCTTACCGGTGCGAGGGGGAACGTTAATAATCAGCTTCTTTATTTGTCTTTCGTAAACCGCCTCTAAATGCTCGGCTATGGCTTTAATATGCCAGCTATCAACATAAGGCATATTACCCTCAATATAAGGCCAGCTCGATTTAAAGAATTCATATAAAGAGCCTTCGCTACTTGCTAGTTGCTCCTGTGTCTGTAGTAACTCATCCAAGTAATGCTGCTCCGATGTAGACATTAAAGCCGGGATTACTTGCGGTAATTTTATATGATCAGAACTGTACTTCATTTAAAACTAATGTGTGTTAACTATTTCCTTTACTTAAAATAATTATAACACACTCCTTTTTAATCTTGATTTTCTTGTATTTATTTTAGGTTCAACGTTTGCTACATTTAAGTTATAAATAACTAAGTTAGATAGCCTTTATCCTTTTTGGTAGGTTTATTCTTAAAGGATTTA